CTTACATCGGCGTTCTTTGCAAGCGTTTCGCTGCGGCTTTCGGATCGGCGGCGGCGGTAACGGCAGGTCACTCCTGCGGCGCTGACCATTCATAAGCGATCAGCTTATGATCTCCTATATGTTTTTCGTAACTACGCTCGGGTTCACAACCTCTCCCGAGCGCAAGACGAAACGCAGCGATGACGGTGAGGCGTTACCCGAGCTGCAAATAACATGGGCAGGGTCACATATCGCCCCATAGTGGGCGTCCATCAATCGACCTGCCCTACAACAAAAAGACATTATACAAGGCGTTAAAAGTCTCGTATAGTGTCTTTTTCTCTTTTTCGGGGTGAAAAAATGGCGAATGACAGAGTAACGGAGCACGCGCAGGAGGTAATAAAAGGCAGAGTGCCGGCAGGAGAGCTGCACATTTTAGCCTGCAAGCGGCATCTGAATGACCTGAAAAGGCAGAACACGGCAGATTTCCCGTATTTTTACGACCTTGCGGCGGCTAACAACATCATAGAATTTGCCGAAACGCTTACGATCGGCGAGGGCGAAGGAAATAAAATGCTTAAGCTTATCCCCGAGCAGGCATTTGACCTCGGAAGTCGCTTTGGCTGGAAGAAAACAGATAATAAAAAGCGCAGATTTCGCCGTGCTTACAAATCAGTAGCAAGGCAGAACGGAAAAACGCTTGAAAACGGTATACAAGGGTGCTACATAGCGGCATTTTCCAACTACAATTACGGAAAAATGTTCACCGTAGCGACAAAAAAGCGTCAGGCGCGGCTTGCGTGGGAGGAAATGGCTAAGTTTATCAAGACTGACAAGGACTTAGCTGAATACTTCCGAGTGCAGGAGTACCTTTCCAAGATAACGGCGCTTGAAACGAATTGCACGGTTGAGGCACTTTCCAAAGAGGCAGGGCTTGATGACGGTTTCCGCTCGATATACTCCTCTATTGACGAAATACACCAGCACAAGGACAACAAGATATACAAAGCGATATACAACGGCACAAGAGCTTTGCCCGAAACGCTGATATCCATGATAACCACACGCGGAGACAAGATACAGAGTTTCTGCAAGGAAATGGACGACTACGCGATAAAGGTATTACGCGGAGAGGCAACGGCAGAGGATTTCTTTGTTGATATCTTTGCACTTGACCCGAGCGACAACATCTGGGACGAGGCTAACTGGATAAAGGCTAACCCCTTTATCTGCCGAAACGCTGATATGCTGGAGACCCTGCGGCGAGATGCGCAGACGGCAAAGGACATGGGCGGCGCGGAGCTTAGGGATTTTATGACAAAATCCTTGAATTTATGGGTCGAAAACACTGACACTTACTTTATTATCTCGGAGAACTGGGATAAATGCGGCTCGGAGAGAACGCTTTCGGCCTTTGAGGGGCAGGCTTGCTATGTGGGGATAGACCTATCCTCGGGCGGCGACCTTACGACGCTTGCGCTTGAATTTGATGACAATCCCGATGAGCGCATTTACATATATTCACAGAGCTTTATGCCGCGAGGGCGCATACAAGAGCATATCACGACCGATATTGCACCTTACGATATTTGGGAACAGCAGGGGCTTATAACCGTCACGGGCGGCGATATGGATTTCAAGAATGACTACAAGTTTATTATAAAGCACTTAAAGGAGCTTAAAGAGGAATACGGGCTGACGTTTAAAGCGATAGGCATTGACCCGCACAATGCGGACGGCATTCTTTCCGACTTAGAAGAATTAGGGTGCCCCGTGGTGCTTGTAAAGCAGACGTGCAAAGAGCTTAATGATGCGACTGTAGATATGCAATTGCTTATCAAGTCACAGAAAGTTGAGTACGACAAGAGGAATGAGCTGCTGACCTGGAGTGCGCTCAATGCGCGGATCGTGGAAAACTCTATGGGCGAGCGCAAGATCGACAAAAAGCTCGGGGCGCGAAACAGCAGAATTGACCCGATAGATGCGATAATAGACGCGCACGCGGTCAAGCTACAGCTTACGAAGGAAAATATTGACCTAAACGATGAATTTAACAGATATATGGAGCTTATGGGCTTATAAGGGGGTGTAAAAAATCAACGAGTATCAGAAAATGCTTGCGGACAGCGTGATATCACGTAGATTTGCGGATAAAGACAAGCATTACAACGAGGAACACGCGCGAGGTGAGCTTATACAGTTACTTGACTTCCTCGGAATAGACAGAAACACCCCGAAGGACGCGCTATCGGTGATAGTTTACTACACCTGCATAAGGGTACTAAGTGAGTCGATAGGCAAAATGCCTATAAAGGTACAGAAAAAGCTTGACAGAGGAGTATTGAGACAGCCAAATCACAGATTATGGCGCGTGCTTATGCAGAGGCCTAACCGCTTTATGACAGCGACCAACTTTTGGAGCTGCATGGAGAGGGCAAGATCGCACAAGGGCAATGCTTATGCTTACATCACGGGTGCAGGGCAGGACACGGAGCTGTGGTACTTACCGACGGAGGACGTCGAGGTTTACTACGATGACGCTAAGATAATATCGGACATTCCCGACGTTTATTACCGATACATGGCAGGCGGCAAAGAGTACATTTTTAAAAGCTCAGAAATTATACATCTGAGAACAAGCAACACGCGCGACGGGATAATGGGAATACCCGTATGTGAGCAGTTAAGAGATTACATCACGGGGCAGGGCAAAGCGCAGGATATGCTCAATCAGATGTATGAGAGCGGATTTATGGCAAAGGCCGTACTGCAATACACGGGGAACTTAAATGACGATAACGTTAAAAAGTTTGTGAAGCTTGTTTCCGATTACGCGGAAAACAAATACTCAAAAGAGGGCGTAAAGAACTTCATTCCTGCGCCGCTCGGGGCGACCATACAGCCGCTTAATATAAAGCTTGCGGACAATGAGTTTGCGGCGATACAGCAGGCATCGGCGCTTGAAATAGCGGCCGCGTTCGGAATTAAGCCGACACAGGTAGGCGATTACAGCAAGTCAAGCTATTCCTCGGAGGAAACGCAGCAGATAAGTTTCTACGTTGAAACGCTGTTATTCATTATAGAACAGTACGAGCAGGAGCTCACCTACAAGCTGTTTACAAGGCAGGAGCAAGCAGAGGGTATTGAGGCTAAGTTTGACACGCGCGTTATCCTGCGAGTAACGCAGGAGGCGCAGATGAACAACCTACGCTCGGGTGTATCGAACTTTATATTCACCCCGAACGAGGCGAGAGAGCAGCTTGACCTGCCTGCCGTAGAGGGTGGCGACAAGCTGATAGGAAACGGCACGAACATTCCGATTGAAATGGTCGGGCAGCAATACAACAGAACGGCGCAGGCGGAAGGTGGTGACAGACAAAATGAATGAGAACGAAAAGGAAAACATTGAGACCGGCAAGGTATACAAGGCGGCGCAGATAAGCGAGCAGAGTGTTACCGATGAGGAGCTTGCGAAGATAAACAAGTACACGCTATCCCCTCTTAAGGCGGAGGACGTTTACACGTTCAAGGCCATGGTAGGTGACAATGAGCTTGACGACAGGAATTACGAGCCGTTTACAGCGCAGGCACTTAAGGACCTTGAAAGCCTTTATATCGGAAAACCCGTTATAAAGGACCATTGGCGCAGTGCCAACAATCAGGTAGCGAGGATTTATGACACCGAGCTTAAAGCGGACAGTTCACGCAAGAACGAACGCGGTGAAGAGCACACGGAGCTGATAGCGAAGGCATATATGCTAAGGAATGACACGAACAAAGACCTCATCGGGGAGATCGAAGCAGGCATAAAGAAAGAGGTATCGACGGGCTTTAAAATGAAGTCGGCAGTATGCTCGATATGCGGCACGGACAACACAAAGGAATACTGCGCGCACTTCCCCGGGAGGACTTACAAGAAAAACGGCGCGGAGGAAACGTGTTTATTCTTCCTTGACGGCGCTAAGGAGGCTTACGAGCTATCACTCGTGGCCGTACCTGCACAGCCGAGGGCAGGAACAGTAAAGGCTTTTGGCGATAAGGCTTTCTATGAGAAGGACTTAAAGCTTAAAGATACAAAAGCAGACAAAGAGACAGCACCCGAGATAGACACCGCAGAGCTGGAGCTTTCCGAGCTTTGGGCGTTTACCGAGGCAGAACAAAAGTAAGGAGGCAACAAAATGACAAGATCGCAGGAGCTGCTTAACGCTATAATCGCGCTTAACGCAGCGGCAAAGGCTTTCGCAGAAAAGGGCGAGAGCGAGAAGTACCAGTCCACTATGGCTGAGATCAAGGCAAAAAGAGAAGAGTATGAGGCTGCAAAGGCTGAGGAAGAGACAGAAAAATTCATAGCCGAGCAGCAGGCTGAGAAGGCAAAGCCCGTTGAAGGCAAGCCCGAAAAAGCAGCAAAGCCCGAGAAGGAAACATCTGAAAAGGCACTTGCAAGAGCAGCAAGAGCAGGCTTTGTTGACTACAAGGCTATGAGTGAAGGCTCAAACGCTAACGGCGGCTACACAGTACCCGTTGACATTGTAACACGTGCTTATGAGCTGAGAGATGCAAAGGAAAACCTCTTACAGTATGTAAGGCAGAGCAATGTAACCACAAACGCAGGTGAGAGGACTTTTAAAAAGCGCTCTAATCAGACAGGCTTTGCGCCCGTAGCGGAGCACGGTGACATTGGGATCAATGACACACCTCAGTATGACAGACTCTCATACAACATACAGAAATATGCAGGCATTTACGAAATGACAGACGAGCTGCTCGAAGACTCGGACGAGAACATTGTAAGAGACATCGTAGAGTGGGCAGGAAACGAGCTGAGAGTGACAGTAAACAAGGTGATCCTTAACACTATCAACACTAATGATGCGTGGAAGACCCCGACAGCGCTTGTAAACCTTGACGGCATCAAGAAGGCACTCAACGTAACGCTGGGGCAGGCATTTAAGAACACAAGCCGCATTTACACGAACGATGACGGATTGCAGTATTTAGACACGTTGAAAGATAACAACGCGAGATATCTGCTCACACCCGACCCGACAAATTCTGCGGCGCAGAGGCTTGCTGTGGGTGCAATGACAGTGCCTATCACAGTTATTCCCAATGCAGATCTGCCGACTGACAGTGAAAACGGCAGAATACCTTTCCTCATCGGCGACCTTAATGAGGCTATCTGGTTCTTTGACCGCAAGAGCCTTACACTTAAGCAGAGCGATGTTGCGGTAGTAGGAAACTCCAACGCATTCAGGCAGGATCTTACTTTTGTAAGGGCGATCACAAGATTTGATTGTGTTGCAAGAGATACAGCCGCACTTGTAAACGGATATATCCCGGTGGGGTAATAGCCCCCGATGACGGATCAGATGACAACACATCTGATACGACATACACTGAGAGTCAGCTCAACGCCATGAACAAGGCACAGTTACTTGAAT